ATAGAACAGATAATGACGGAACACTGGTTACATTTAGACAAGCAAATACAACAGAGGGTATAATTTCGGTTAGTGGAGGAACAGTAACTTATATTTCTTTTGCAGGCTCTCACTGGTCAAGGCTAGCAGATAATTCAAAACCAACAATACTTCGTGGCACAATTTTGGAAAGCATTTCTACTTTGATAGATTGGTATCAAGTAGAATACACAAAAGATGAAAAAACATTAACAGAGTATATTGGTGCTTTACCAGATGGTAAAAGTGTAGGAGATAGCCATACAGTTACAGTAAATGGTGTTGAGTACACAGGAACAATTTCTAAAGAAGATAATGAACGATTACCTAAATGTAAAATTTCAGATACAGAAGATAGTAAAGCTGTTTACGGAGTTTTTATGGATTGGGATAATGATGATGATAACGTAAATGACATGTATGTTGCCGCTCTTGGTGCATTTGTAGTTAGAATACACAAAGATGAAACAGTTGCTATTGGCGATTATTTACAAAGTAAAGGTGATGGTACAGCAAAAAAACAAGCCGATGATATTTTACGAGCAAGCACAATCGCTAAAGTAACATCAACAGAAAAAACACATGAATATGCAGATGGTTCGTATTGCGTTCCATGTACATTACATTGCGGATAGGAGATAAATAATGGCACAGACACTTTTAAATTTAGCACAAGGAGTTACAGGAGTATTGCCTACAAGTAATTATGTTCAAGGTGGTATTACTATGTATGACCAATGGAGATTAAATGCTGATTTAGCAGGAAATCATACTCCTATTGCTTCGTATCTTGAAAGAGTAGATACAGCCACACAATCATTTATAGGTAGTGCTATGACTCAAAGTTCTGGTATTTTTACTTTTCCAAGCACAGGAATTTATCTAGTTAAATTTTTGTGTGTACAAAATGCTAATTCAGCAGAAGATTACGCTGCTTTTTCAATTAATAGCACAACAAATAATGCTTCTTATACATCTATTGCACAAGGTTATGAAGGTGCAACAACTGGTTTTGCTTATGGTAGTGCTACTATTGAGTCAACTGTTGATGTAACTGACACTTCTAATGTTAAAGTTCGCTTTGATGTTACACAAGCAAATACCAGTAATAGACTAAAAGGTCAAAGCACCAGAAATAGAACTACATTTACCTTTATAAGATTAGGAGATACATGATTAATCCTAAACATTTCTGTGATTGTGGCAAAGAAGTATATTGTAATTGTATGCCATGCGAAGTTTGTAACGATGTAAAAGAAAATTGCACTTGTGATAAATAAAAACATTAAAAATTATTAAACATAAATATTGAGGTACTATGGCAAAGACAACTGCACAAGCAAACAAAGAACTTATTAATAAGCTTGATAAAGAAATTGCTTTAATAAAAAAAGACATTTCAGTTATTAAAGATAACCACCTACATCATATTGAAAAGAGTATTAAATCAATTCAAATGATAATATGGACAGTTGGATTTGCTGTCTTTACCAATCTAATTTTATTAGTCAGAAATTTATTGATTTGAATAAAAAACACCAGAAGGGTACTTCTTCTGAGTTGGCTGCAGCAAAATATTTAAGCGACAAAGGTTATTACGTTTTTTTTCGTTTAAGTGTTACCTCCCCTGTTGATTTAGTTGCCGTTCACTCCAAAAAAAAAGAAGTATTACTTATAGATGTTAAAACCGTTTCTTTACGTCTTACAGGTAGACAAAAAGGTAAAAGAATAAACAGGAGAGCTACACCTGAACAAAAAAAATTAGGTGTGCATATTTTATATTATTATGGAAAAAACAAATTCGAACTTCATTGATGAATTAAAACAAAGAATTATCCAGCATGAAGGTAAAGTAAATAAATGTTATCTTGATCATCTTGGTAATGCCACAATTGGCATTGGTCATCTAGTAACGATGGATGATCAAATAGATGTAAACAAAGAGTACGATGATGAATTTATTATGCAGCTCTTTGAAAAAGATTTTGATATTGCTTTTAAAGGAGCAACAAGACTATGCCAGGATATGAAGATGGAAGATGAAAAGTTCGGTGTATTTGTTGAACTAGCTTATTGGATTGGAGTTAATGGCTTATCGAAATTTCGTAAAACTTTGCAACACGCAAAAAATAACGAATGGAATAAATGTGCTGACGAACTTTTAAATTCTAAACTAGCAAGACAAGTGCCAGGAAGAAGCCAGGCATTAGCAAATATAATCAGAGGAGAATAATATGTTTGACAAATTTATAGATTTTTGGACAGGGTTAAAAAGATCACTGCAACTATTTCTTATGGGAGTTGGAGTGATTATCATTTTAATAATTTTAAACAGCATATTCTAATATGCTTAAAAAATTATTATTTGGTGGTGGCGGTATTAAAGAACCAGTTGAAGCTGTTGGATCAGTTTTAGATTCTTTATTTACAAGTAAGGAAGAACAATTAAATTTAGAAATTGTAAAAGAACGATTGGCACAAAAACCTGCAATGATACAAGCAGAGATAAGCAAAGTACAAGCTGCACATCGTTCTATGTTTGTTGCAGGTGCAAGACCATTTTTAATGTGGGTTTGTGGTGTTGGATTTGCCTATGCTTTTCTTATTGCTCCGACACTCGAATTCTTTTTACCTAACACCGATAAAATAGAAATACCAACTGACATTATGTTAGAATTAACACTAGCAATGCTTGGTTTGTCCAGTTTACGCACAGTAGAAAAATTGGCAAACAAAAGTAAATGAGGAAAGAACATAAAAGTAAAACTGGTGGTTTAACAGCAGCAGGTCGTAGGTACTTTAAAAGAACTGAAGGACTAAATTTAAAACCACCTGTTAAGTCTGGTGATAATCCTAGACGAGCAAGTTTCCTAGCAAGAATGGGAAATGCAAAAGGTCAGGAATATAAAGACGGAAAACCAACTCGATTGTTATTGTCATTACGCAAATGGGGAGCAAGTTCAAAAGCAGATGCAAGGAAGAAGGCAAAGGCAATCTCGAAGCGAAACAAAGCGAAGAAAAAGAGCTGAACTATATTTTGATTTATTTCCTGAAAAGAAACCACAGCAATTGCCTGATGGTGAAAGAATGATGGATATAAAAAAAAGAAATCGTCAATGCAAAGAATGTGATCCAATTGATCTTGTTCTTGGTATTGGTGAAAAATGGATGTGTTTTAATTGTAAACATAGTCCATACAGAGAGGATGAATGGATATGACTAAAAAAAAATCACGAGTAAACGAAGCAGGTAATTATACAAAACCTTCTATGCGTAAAAGATTATTTAATAAAATTAAAGCAGGATCAAAAGGTGGCAGACCAGGTCAATGGTCTGGACGGTGATTTCCCCTGTGTCTTGTACGCAGGGGAGATCATTTTAAAACGAAAAGCACAAATGTTAGCCAAGCAATATAAAGCTGCTGGTGGAGGATATAAAAACTAATGCCTAGAAGATTAACAAAGAAACAAAAAAAAATTGATGTAGCAGCTCCGTATGGAAAAATTACAGGAGCAGATTTAAAAAAATTAACAAGAAGAAAAAAGAATGGCTCTAAAAAAAAGTCAAAGAAGTCTTAAAAACTGGACTAAGCAAAAGTGGAGAACAAAATCAGGTAAACCAAGTTCTAAGACAGGAGAAAGATACTTACCTGAAGCTGCCATTAAATCTATGACAGCATCCGAATATGCTTCTACTACTAGAGCTAAACGTAGAGATACAAGACGAGGTAAACAACATTCCAAACAACCAAAACGCATCGCAAAGAAAACTAGACGATTTAGGTGAAGCGAACAATAACACAGGATATTTTAACCTGGTCTAAAACTTTTGTTGAAAAGCCAAGTGATGATCTTGAAGGTTTACCAGTATGTCCGTTTGCCAAAAAAACAAGAGAAGAAGGTAAACTTAAAATTATTGAAGTAACAGACTCTAAAGATTTTCTTAACCAAGTCGTTGACCAGGCAAAACAGTTTGGCAAATACGATGTTGTTATTGTTGCTTGTGCAGATTTTTACATTTCAGCCGATAAATTAAATGATTGTGTTCATGCTCTTAACAAAGTCTTTGTACGAGAAGATGTATACTTGATCGCCAGTTATCCTGATGATGAAGTCGTTGATTTTTTAGAGAGTGCTGATTTTGAGCCAGACAATGAATTTTATATGGTTTTGATACAGAGTTATCAAAAGCTTGAAGATGGCAGTTCATCTTTAAGAAAAACAAACTATTACGAGCATTGGTCAAATGATTATTACAAAGATACTGTGCTTGTAAGAAAACAATACGGAGATATCCATGGCAAGAGGAATGAAAAAAAGAAGTAAGAAAAAAGATGGTAAAATGATGTTTGGCAAAATGACAAAAGCTAAAAAAGTTACCAAAAAAGGCAAAAAGAAAAAATAATGTTTAAAATTGTAGCTGTTGTATGTTTCCTGAACATTCAACCAAATACCAATCTGTGCTTCTATAATGCACAAATAGGCAGAGACATTGAGGATTGGGAAACCTGCAATCAGCTTATTGATAAGATCGTGGAAAGAGTAGATCAGCCATTTAGAGATAAAGATGTGGCTGCTGCATTCTCTTGTCAATTTATTTCTTCTACTTCTACTTAATACTGAATACACAAGTCATACACGACTTTCTTATTATTGGCTAAAATCTGTAAAATAATACGGTTTAGCAAACCTGTGGTTTAAGCCACTCACCCATCTCTCCTTGTTGGTTTTCAGCCAAAATTTCCCACTTTTGCTAGTCATTTTGACCTTTAGCTTTAAATGTACATTTTTTGTACATGTTAAAAATATAGTAAAAACATGCATTATTTACACGACTTTTACACGACTTTTTGTTATAAATTTTCATATATTTAATATGAAATAAAAATAAATTTATTTCGTTTACTAGGAGTAGTAATGAATGTTGAAAAAGTCAATGATAAGTTTGTTGCCTATGTTGATACAGGCAAAGTCTATACTTTTGGTAGATCAATTGGCAGACCTATTATTAAACGAATTGAAGGCAAAAAAAGACATAAGGTAGTTGAAAAAGCTAAAAAGTTTTTAAACAACCTTAATATTGTTAAAGAAAAAGAAAAAAAACAGTATCTATCTTTAGGTGCTGCCTACGATGATTTAGAGAAAAAATGGCAAAGAAAAGTAAATGCTAAAAATAAAACACCTTTAATAAAAAAAGGTAAAGGTATGACACCTGAAACTAAAAGCAGATATGAAGATTATGCAAAAAGTCTTTTTATCTTGTTAGCAGATGGTGAATCAAGACCTAACGGTGGTTTTCTTTCTAAAGAAAAAAAAGAAGAAAGAAATAAACTAGAAGAACAAGGCAGATTAATTGATGTAAACACAATTGATAAAAGCTTTATTGATAAATTTCTCACTGACTTAATAGATAAAGAAAGTGAATCACAAGCTTGGAGAGTATATTGGGTATTTACACAAATACTTCTTAGGGTTGAACAAAAAGATATGCTTGGTAAGAATTGGGTTTCTCCTCATCATGTTTTTACAGAGGATGCTCCTACTTACTCTAGCACAGGTGGTGAAGTAATTGATCAAAAAGAAGCTCATATCATAAGAAAACAAATACTAGCTGAGTTCTTAGAAACATATTCAAGAGAGTCTTTTATAATGATGCTTATGTCTTACACAGGAGCATATTGGGGTGAAATTGCAGCTTTAACCGTTGCAGACTTTAACTTTAAAGATTTTCAAATTACTTTTAGTAAGTCAAGAAACAGTAGATCAGGTCGTATAAGTTTAATAAAAGCTGCACATTTACGAGTTCAAAAAACTAAAAATAACACTATTAGAATTGTAACCGTAGCTCCTGAAACTTTACAATTTGTGCAAAAATACATTGAACATCATAAACTTAAAATGTCTGATTATCTTTTTCATTCTGATTTAGAATTAAAGAATGAGCAAAAAGGTAAGTTGTATGATCTTACAAGAACTTTAGTAATAAGATGCTGTAAAAAAGCTGGTGTAAATTTGAGTGCTACCAGACTTTTTCGTTATTTTGTTTCAACAAGCTATACAAATATTATTGGTGCTACTCGTGATGAGAAAAAAATGCGATTAGGACATC